GTGCTGGAAACTGTTCAGCTATCGTAGGTGATATATGGTCTCTTACGTTTAACATTCTTTATTCCGTCAATGATGTTACGTTAACAGTGATGTCTTCACCACGTATTGTAATGATACGATCTTTAGGTGCTTTCACATCTTTCGCTACTGAGTTAGCAATGAACTTAACTGCACCGCCTTCGTAACTATCTACAATAAGATTTGACAACTTAATCGCACCTGTGCTATAGTTAATTGTACCAATACTACGCTTGAATACAGACGTAGTGGCAGTAGAAGCAGTCACAGCCATCATCTTACCAGCACCATCGTCTTGTAGTGTCACAAGTGTGCCTTCGATTGTCAGCTTACTAGTACGTACAGCTGGTGTAAATCCGTCTAGACCTGTTGTAGCATCATACGCATATGGCTGTACGAGTGCTGTCTCATATGAGAAAGCGGGGTTCTGTATTGTACCTACAACTGGTACGAATTGAATAATAGGTGAAGCAAATATACTTGAAGAGATAATTGAATTATCTACAGCATCCAATGCCGCTGCCAAACGAGACTGACGTAGTGTCTTATTAAAGTCATTGAGGTTCGTTGAAGAGTAAGCTGTAAGAGCATTCGTAACTTCGCTTCGTATCTGTGAAGCAGACTTAGTAGTCAAGTTAGGATCCATTACAATGTCTACTACAGTATCAATGAATAGGAACTTAGCAGGTACAAACACTGGCTCAATCGTTAATGGAGTCTTGTCTTTGAGATAGTCACTGAATGACGCAATCTCAAAGTCAGCAGCCCCTTCGCCGCCAGTAACGTCTACAGAGATAATCACCTTTCCGAATTGAGGAGGTTCTACTTCGTCTCCACCATATACAGAGATAGCTTCGATATTAGGAAAACGACTACGTAATAGTATCTCGTAGTCACGTTTCGTAACAGCACGTTCTTGTACTTGTAGAGCCTTAGGTGCAAACATTCGAATAGACTCGCTAGTCTCAGTCAAAAGCCCGCCCGCAGAAGGAATTGTAACTGTAACATTCACGCCACCAGCACCAGTTAAACCATTGCTAGTCATAGATGTTACACCGTTCGCATCTGGTCCTGATGTAATACGATACTTTGCTGTAATGGTATCACCTGCTGTAGGCTGTTTACCAAACTTGTCTTGTCCAAACTGTATGGAATACTTGTTATCTTCTTCTGGCTGGAGATAGAATACTTTGTCAGTAGCAGTAATGCCAAATATGTCTGTCTTATATACGTACTCTTCATTATTCACTTCTACGTATAGAGAACTAGAATCGATCATCTCATTAGACAACGTTGTATCTGAAATGTCAAGTGTTTCTGTCATTAATCGACCTTGATATACTTCAACACCAGTAGCTGTGTATACACGAGGTCCTAGAGGATTCGTAGCGACTTCATTCGATACTGCTGTATAGGCTTTATCAGCAATGAATGTGAATGTCGTATTACCACACTTACCGTTAACTTTTGTATCTTTTGGAATTACAAAGAAGTTGCCTGACTGTGTAGCAGTAATATTAAATGTCACTGTAGCTTTTGCTGATCTACGTGAGCGTGGCATATAGTTTAATTCTTTTGCATGAGACACAAGGCTATTACGCTCTTGTGCAGAGTCAAGGAACATCTCGCTAATCGCCATATTATAATAGTAGTTATTATAGAACGTATTATATGCAAGTAAGTCTAGCAACACATTCATGTTAGACCCTTCGAAGTCATAGTCAGCAAACCTATCTTGATTGCTCAGATATGTCTTAAGTGCCGACTTCGTTTCAAAGAAGTCTAAATTTTGTACTGGTGAAATGTTTGCCATTATCTTACCCTATCGATATCGATTGAAAGTGTTTGAGGTGTCTCATTATTTATGACATAGAATACAACGTTTATTCTTACGCTATTAGAGTCAATGTCTCCAATGACTTCTACGTCTTTTAATCCACATCGTGGTTCATATGTTTGTAATGCTGATTCGATTCTATCTCGTATGATAATAGACGTAACAGGACTTACGTTCTCGAATAGTAGTTGTCTTATGTCACTACCAACAAGTGGCTGAAAGAGTCTTTCTCCACGATCAGTCAGTAGTATATTCTTAATTGCTTCTTTAACAGAGTTCTCATTGACTTTTCTTGCAATGTCATTCCGACCAGGCAATAGAGCCAAGTCCTTGTGAAAGTCACTATGTGCTTCACGTGTTCTTGCAAGAGGTGTTATAGTAGCCATTAAATTTGCCTTTTACTTTTATTTATGTTATGCTGTACGAAGTTTATCATTATCATGTCTCGCCGCTAAAGAAACATATCGATTAACTTGACTTGCCGGCACTGGATAATCTGATGGTGTAGTAGGCTCACCAGCAACCCATGCTCTACGATGTGCTATGTCTAAGTGAATGAACGAACTGTATATGCCAATACCAGTAAAGCCAGCACGTGAGGCTGCAACAACGAATGATGCTCTTGTATCATAGTCACCCGTGACTCGTACATCAATAGCACCACCTGTCATGTGTATAGACTTCTTCGCACCCCCTACTGAAGCATTCTTACCTGCTGATCTATAGCCAGAGTTGATTACGACAGCCGTACCTGTTTGATCTAGTAGACGTAGTAGTTTAAACCATACTTCTTTGTCTACTTTCTTATAACCAGCGCCCTTGAGATACTTACCCTCGAAATCGTTCTGATTAATTACTTGTGGTTCGAATGTGAACTTGCCTGGTATGCCTGCTTCTGATAGACCCGCTACTTGTCTCATCTCTTCTACAGAGGGACATGAAGGACATTCATAAGAGGATTGTTCTCCGTTCGCTACTTCTTTTAAAGTTTTCGCTTGACTATTGACTTTCTCACTTGTTTGTGCTATATTATCTGCACGTTCTTCAGGAGAGAGTCTTAATGCACCAGCTTTAACTGCTTTCTTTGTCTCTACGAGTCCAGCACTCTTCAGAGCGGCTTGTTCAAGTGTCAATGCAGAAGCAAGTTTCTTTAGACCATCTACTGGTGATGAGAGAAGACTCTGTATTACTTCAGTCAGCTGGCAGAAACGAAACATCATAAGTGCAATGTTCTCGGGTGTCAATCTTTCGAATTGAGCAACCATTTTAGCCATGAACTTCTCTAGTGACTTCTTCATGCCATCTTTATTAATATCATCAAAGAATTCTTTAACTTGATCTGCGGCAATCATAACATGAGCAAATGCAGACTTAGCGGCACACTTTAATTCTTCACCCATGTTTACAAGACTATCAACAACGCCCTGTACTTGTTTCATTAACTGTGCTATAACTTTATCTACAATCTCTAGTACTGTATCTTTAATCTTCTTCAACACGGCAGCAAGAGTCAACGACTTCGCAAGCTTCAAAGGATCCTTCTCTGCTAAGTTCTTGATATCAGCTATTAATTCTTGGGCTGTACTAATGAGTGTAAAGATACCACCTAGAGTGGCAAAGATATTCGCAAACGCACCACATAGACCACTTGATATAGATTTACCTAGATTCAAGTCTAAGTAGTAGTCAAGATCAGCTAGATACGAGTCAACAGGAGCAGTAGTCGAAGGAGTCATTCCATCTTGCCATAGCCCTATGTCATATGCTATAGTGTCGAGATCCATATTGTTTGATACAATAAAGTCAGCTACCTCAACGAATGTTAACGGAGCTTGTTGAAATCTATCACTAAGTGTATTATACTCTGAAAGATCCAAGTTGTCAAGCATAAAATTAGTTTTATTTGTTAAATCTATAACAGTTTGTCTATCTAATCGCTCAATTGGATTGGCATTCAGATCAACGAGTCTGGTATAGTCATCGATCTCCTTAAAGATGTCTGAGTCAGCATTCAGTAAAGAGGCATCAAAGCGTGATGCTAATGGTGTTGTTGATTCGCATAAAGCTGTCATAGTCTTATCCTAATGCTTGATTTGTATAGTAACTGTTAATACTGCCGACAGTGATCTTACCATCACTACCTACCCATCCTGGATTCTGATCAAATGCTTTCGTACCAGGCGCATAGACTTCATAGCTATCTCCTCTAGAAGCATATGCTGGTGCGGCTTGCATAATACCTAAGTTGCCACCAGAATAATTAAACGTTTCGAGATACTTATCGTATACACCTAGCTGTTCTGATGCAGACATGTTCTGTATCTCACCAGTCGTATAGCCTAACATCTCAGCAGTACCAGGTATAAATTGGAATAAGCCAACAGCACCACTATCACTATTTAGTGCATTCGTGTTAAAATTACTCTCGCCTTGCATAACTCTCAGTAGTTCTTCTTCTGTTAAGCCTGGATACTTCTCTAGCATATCTTTCATCTTAGCTTGGAACTCGGGATCATCTTTAAGTACAGATGCTCCTACGTAGTTACCACGTTTCGCTATAGCAGTTGCGGCATTGGCAAATGATCTCGCTGATGCTGATGTACTGCCATCTGTTGTATCGTCACTCGCTCTACTTGTAGCAGGAGGAGGTCTTCTTGTTCTAAAGGCAGCATTCGTTGTGTGTCCTACAGGAACACGACTAGGAGGAATATCTCCGGGGTTGACAACTGTAGCAATCTCTGTTATACTTAAAGGAGGTATTGTAGCCGTACCAGACTGTACTAGTTGTGCTGCCTTAGCTGATGTGATTGTACCTGTGGCTAAGCCTGCTGTAGCACCTGATGTACCATTACCAATAAGAACTAATGATCCGTCCATATTAACGAGTCCACCAGCGCCTAATCCTAATTGACCAGTAGCGTGTAAGTCCATAGTACCAACAGATTTAATGCCTAGGGCTGCTCCTGCGTTAATACCAAGCGCACCAACAGCATTAATGTCCATAGTAAGAAGAGAATTCATACGCAATGATGTCGTACTATTGATGTCAATACCTAAATGACCAACATCAGGAAAGGGTAATGTCTGTGTAGATACAGCGGGAGTACCTAAACTATGTATCTTAGTATAAGCACTACTATACAGATTCATCTTATAACTGTCAAGATGTACATCACCAAATAATGCTTGTCCATATATGCCACCAAAGTTTAATGGAGTACCAGCTTTCATCTTGATGTTTGCATTAGCGGCTAAGTTAATATCGTCTGATGTAGCAAAGAGTCCTACTTTACCACCAGATATGTTCGTACCAGCGGCGGCATTAATATTAGCAGAACCTCTTGCTGTGACATTAAAGTTCTCACACTCGATGTCTAGATCACCATTAATCCATACTTTACCAGAGCCACGTTCTACTTTAAGTGCCCAGTCACCCCCTACATTCGTATGAGAGTCTAACTCAGTACGGTTCATAGTAAAGCCTTCGGAACTATTATAAGTGTCTCCAAAAGACTTGACAAGTATCGTTCCATGTGAATCAATCTGTACAGCAGAACCAGAGGCATGTGAGATAAGAATGTATGTACCATCTCCCTCTCTACTATCACTCAGCACCACATAGTTATTATCATTCTTACTGGTATATACAGTATTGTCAAGATTTCTTTCTGGTGTTATAATAGGAGGTTCAGACCATGTATCGCCAGTAGAACTCTCAATACCATTCTTAACGGCTGCGGCTTGTAATGGTCCCTGTCCTACTTGAGCATCTTCACCACCTAGATGTCTATGTAAAGGAGGCTTACCATAGTTCTGTATAGACTCAGCAGGCACATAGTTCGCTTCATTAGGTGCACCAGACTCAGGAGGTAATTGTAGATTGACACCAGGTACTCTTCCCATTACCATAGGATGTTGTGCATCATCACCGTCCATAAAGAAACCAAACACCCAGTCTCCTACAGCAGGTATCTTCTGAGCGGCTCCATATGATCCGTCTAGTACAATCGCCCAGGGCAAATCAGCAGTAGGCATTGCTTGCTTATCTTCTGTATGGATACCAAATGCTCTTACTTTAATACGTCCGTCATTGGTGGCATCGTGTCGATCTTCTACAACTCCCACGTACCACAATAGGTTTCTGAAACCACCTGCCATTATCTATTCTCCTTAAATAGGCTTCGCTCGTTTGTAGTAGAAAGACCACCCTTCGTTAAGGTAATCAACTGACTGAACTCGTCCTCTTGAAAGAGGTTAGTGATGTTCGTCACCATATAGAGCCCGTCTCTTGCTACATCTGGACGTCCAGGATCACCAGCTTCTATGAGGTCTACCATTAAAAAAATAACCATTCCTGGAATCAACGGATTTCGACCCTTGATAGTGCAATTAATACTGTATTTGTTCATAGCAATAGAAAATAGATGCTTTGAATTAATTACCTCACGATAAAAAGGATAATGTCTATTCTCTCCTCTGTCTTGACCAGGTACATTATAGTCCTTTAATACATATTTCTCATGTACAACAGGCATTTGATTCGATAAAAAGTCTGGCTTGTGAGGTATCTCTAGTGTGTCTATAGTATTATTGCTTATTATATCTTTATATTCTGTAATTGTTCTTGATGTTGTTCTGTTGAGTAGGTCTATCTCTAACATTGATGTCTTATATTCGCCTTGATTGATCTCATTAATAGAATTAGATTGATCGCCGTAGCTTATACTTGAGACTGTCTGTTGATTTCTTAGCTGACCTGCTGGTGTATTGTCATCTGCTGTCTTTGCTGTATAGAATAAAAGATTATTATCCTCTAATGCCTTCTCGCTACTCACATCTTCTTTGTATTTGTTGTGTAGATATTCGGGTGTACAGAAAAAGAACTTATCTTTTGTCTCGAAGAAATAATAATTATTAGTAGAATCTTCACCACCGTAGGCTCTTTTGGCGAGGAAATTCATCGTGGCGGCGGGCGTCAGGCTCGGAATGGCGTAGGTCTGTTCCCCTACTGTTGGTTCGATCTCGATTGTCTTTGATGTGGTCTTAAAATAGGTATCGTACACTGACTGTACCATATCAGAGATTAATTGATTCGCAAATGATTGTCTTACTTCACCCTGTGCGGCAGTTAAATGCTCGATTGATGTGAAGTCTAGTCTATAATTCATTAAGCTTTCGCTACTATCTTCTAATGGTCCTAAATCTCTTAAGCCATAGCAATAGAATTCTTTCTTTTGTATATCACCATAGAAGTCTACCCATTGTATTGAAAGTATTTCTTCACCTAATATAGGAAGAATACGTTGAATACCCTCGGCATCAATTACATTTACGCTACCCGTGATATTAGATGCGAATATACTCTCACTAATATTCCATGATGTAATAATCTGGCTGATCTCAATACCCTCTTCCTTACTCGAAATAGGTCTGATCTTCATAGACTTTAATTCATAGAAGCCTGCTTGTGATGCCTTATTGGCCATTTAATTTCTTCTCTAATAAATTTGTGATCTGTCCTATAAAGTCACGATTAAATAATTTAATCTGTCGCTTCTGTTCGTTTAATCGAAACTCATAATCATATATTCGAATAGGATTCCACTCACTGGCATTAAATGCTGGGTCTGGTTGAGGTGATGCTGAGTATGTCTTGTGATTAATTCTTACGTCAGTGTTGTATTTACTCTCATACCATTTAACATTTGCACTCAGACCTGTATTACGTGTCCATTCTATCACTGCTTGACCTGTTGTACCTGATGCAGTCTCGTATTGTTTCATAATATATGCGTCAAATGATCTCTGATCTTTAGGCCAATGTGTATACGGATCAACAATATCATTAACTGACATGACCAACCACGCTAATTCTGGATCAGAATAGTAATAATAAGCTACGTCTTCTGGCTTCTCACCCTCTTTTACTGTATAAGGAAGATATGCTGTACCACTATTCGATACTTTTAATTTAGCCTTACGTGTGATATCAACCACATCAAAGCCATCATTTCTTTTTGTCAGAGGGAATTTGCTGAAATAACTCATTCTACATCTCCTCCTTCTGAGTTTTTACCAGCGGCAGATGCCGGTGTTACGGCGGGATCTGCTTGATTATTACCATCAGTTTCACCATTTACTTCAACAGGTGTTGTCGGTACGAACCCATAATCAGCTTTAGTGTGAATAGCGGCTTCTGTCATAACCATTGTAATTCTAACTGCGCTTGGTCTACCGCCTCTATTTAATGCAATACCGTTAGGCGTATAGTCAACATTAAATTGTGATATCATTGATGTCTTTAATTTATAGAAATAGTTCTGATCTATACCATGAAAGAAGCAATCAACCATTGATGGATATCTTAATAGTCCACGTGCTAGAGTAGATTTACTTACACTAGAGCCTGCTACTCCGTCCATTTCTGGTGTGACATGACGCTGAATTGTTTTAATTATCTTCTGAAGCGTCTCTGCTTCATCAGGTGTATCAGGCGATAGTAGCCATTCGAAGTTATGCACCTTTAAATCAACACCACTAAATACGAGTGTTGCGTATGGGTTAACTGCCGTACCTGTTCCTGCACTAATACCTTTTGCTATATCTGGTGCAATACCACCTAGACCAGCTCTGGCTAAAAACAATGCGCTATCTGCCGCTAAATTTAATCCGTCTGCGATACTGCCTATATCTCCTATAGTATCTTCGCCTTCTTTTTGGGCTGCACCGAACATGCCTGCTAATTTAGAACGTGCGTCTGTTAATGAAGCAACACTTGTTGCACCACTACTCGCTTCTGCTGTTAATGATCCAAGTATACCTAACTCATCTGATCCTACTTTAATGTTTAAGTTATCTTGTAATTGTTTAGGCAAAGGTAATACGATACTGTCTTGTCCAACTATAGCGGCATGGGCTGAACCACCGTATGCGTAATCTTTAAAGTTTAAGATCATTGCATGATGACCAATAGTGCTTGGAAAATACAAATCACTACTCGTATTTAAGTTCTGTTTTCTCTGATCGATAACAGCCGCCGCTGGTGTTATCGTGCTGAGATTCGATGTACTCATGTTTTCCTGCCCTGTATAAATATTAAGTTAGACTAATTACAATTATTTATATGAGTTCAGATGGCTTATCAAGGAAATTTTCGACCAAGAAACCCTTCAAAAT